TGAAACTGGTGCCAACTAAGTGATTCGAACACTCGACCCACGCATTACGAATGCGCCAAATAAAATAAATAAGTATTTGATTTATATTAATAATATATAAAAACACGAATCGAGTTTGCAAAAAGTTTACAACTTTACTTTCTGTATAACCTTTCACAAAATAATCACCGCCTCGGTGATCATATAAACATGCCGGATCGACACGGTTGGCCATATCCGGCCGATATATCCAAACCTTCATTTGCCGCATACCTCCAGCTCCTGCCGAAGTTTATCGATCCGGCCGATCCATTCCCAGGTGTTCGGAAATTCCGAATAGTTGGCTTTTTCCAACTCCGCGGCCACTTTTTCACCGGCTACCGGATAAACTGGACAACCCGGACTATAGCCGACCGGCGCGCATGAGCTTAAGCAAATCATCGCGGCCGGCATTAGGGCGAGCGTGAATCTCAGCCTTCTTCTTTTCCACATATCGGATCACCTCAACCTGTTTTTCTACCACTTGAACTCTGGCCTCGCTCCGGCCGACTTCCTGCCCTGCCTCGTAAAAGGCAAAGCAGAGGGCGGCAACCATAAGCATGGTCACCGCCCAGCGTATCAGCTTGTTTACCATAGCAACCCCGCCAGACCGAACCGCCATGCGCATATTGCCAGCACGGCCAGAATTCCCCACAGCAGCCAGTAAACCCGACGATTTTTCAATGCCAACCCGATCAGCCACCGCCAAAACCGGTACCGGCAATTTTTATGTTCATTTTCCATCAGTCAATCCCCTTAAAAAACAAATGATGTCCGCAAACGTAACAAGGCCGCATGCCGGCCGCCCATTTCGGCGCAGCACAAACCTTCGGATTATAATAATGAGTTGCACCGCCGGTCGGATCCGGTTCAAATTCCGCCTCTTCGATCAAATCAATATACGGTTTAAGCTCAATATAAGTCAGTTCTTCCATCTTGCCCCGATTCGGGTCGTTTTTGTTCCAGCAAGAATATTGCCAAGGCTTTTTACAAGTAGCGGCAATCGTTTTGCCGGCATACCAGCGCCCTGATTTAAAACGATTAAAGACGGTATGAATTACCGCCTTTTGTCCTTCCGTCCCCTCGCCTCTGGCCTCGCCCCATACGGTTCGCGCCAGCGTTAAAACATCGTCTTCCGTCACAGCTTTTCTCCTCTTTTCTTTTTGGACTTGTCTTCAAACATCAAATCCAGCTTAACCTTCAGTTCCGTCAGCAGTTGCGTCTGCACGTCGTTTTTCCGCAAAAGCTCGCCGATTGAACGTTCAAACGCATCCATCCGTTTTTCCAGATTGTCGACTTTTGTTTCCTGCCTTGCTTTCCATTCTCCCATTCTGATAAAGTTGCACAATACGCCGATCAGCGCCGAAACACCGGCAAACAAACTCCAATCCATTACTTTTTTTCTCCAACAAAAAAGGGAGCGTTTCCGCTCCCCGTCGTTACAGTTCCTCACCGTGTTCATGATGTTTCATCATCCAAATCGTCTTGGCCTCAGACTTCATCATGTGCCCAACGGCTTTGGCCATATCGGCCACCGTTTCGGACGAGATTTTCTCGCCCTTGTCCAGCTTGGCCTCGATTTTATCCAGCAGTTTCTCGCCGGCATCGCTCAGCCTGCTGTAAAAATCCTCATGTTCGGTTAAAGTTTTCATTTCATGCCTCCCGCTATTTTACGGATAAGAGGCGCCGCCTGCCGATAGACCTCTATCAGCCGGAATTTGCTGTCCGGAACAATCGCCGCCAGATTACCCGAAAGATATTGTTTAATCGTTGAACCTTCGATTTTCCCCTGTTCATCCATCAGCGGCCGCACCAGATTTTCAAATTTGTCAATATATTTCTGGACCTGCCCGGAAATATTGACTTTGAAGATACCGGATCCAACCGTCATATGTTCGGAGGAAACGCCGCCGAACAAATCGGTTAAAATCTCTTGTTCAAAAAGATCAAGCTCTGTTTGCTGCAAGGATTCAATCATAACAGTTTGTCTCCCTGTTCGGCGCGGAGTTCGGCCAGCTGCCGGCGAAGTTCCTCGTTTTCTTTCTCCAGACCTGCCGCATGCCGGCCAAACTCCTGTGCCGTTTCCGCCACAACGTCAACATACTCTCCGGCAAGAGCGGCAAACGCGGGAATTTGCACAAACTCGTCCTTAAAGCGCTCAAACAGCCAGTCATTAAAGGTTGTCATCAGCTGCTGCCGCTTGGCCAGGGCTTTCTCGTCGCCGTTGACAAACGCCTGCTGATCGTTTGACATCCTGTTGACCAGCTCATCAAAACGCTGCCATACCGGCGCCCGCACCGGAGCGCTGCCTTGGCTTTCTATTTGATGAAGCTTTTGCTTAAATTCCTCGATTGCGTCGGTTTTTCCCATGATGCCGCCCTCCCTTTGCTATGCTGACGGCGTAGCCGATTCCGTCGGTGCTTTCCAGTCGTTGTACCGCGGCATGGCGGACGGACAGAGGTTGTCAAGCGGCATAACCAGCTTTCCGGGAACGAAAGTCGCGTTGCAATAACACAGAATTTCGTTTCTGGTCGTGTCAATACGATTGTTGAGATATGCGAAGTTGTCGACCGTCGCCTGTTTATCGACCGCCACCTGCTTGTCCAAAGCGGCAAAGGCTGCCGCCAGTTCTTTGTAGTTGGCGTTGATTTTGTCGTCGTTCTTGTTTGACAACGCAATCGCTTCTTTGTAGACGTCAATGCCGATACTGTCGGTATAGCGTTCGGCTTCCAGCTTGGCAATATGCGCTTCCAAAGCCGAAATCACCCGGCTGTCACCAACCGCGGTTGCACCGGCCGCAACGGCACCGGCATTTCCCAGACCGCCAAACAGGCCGCCCAGCAAACCACCGCCATTTGAAAGCTGGTTAACCAGCGCCACGGTTCCCGGAATAGCCAAACCGAGAGCGGCACCGGCCAGTCCTTTGGAGGCAACGGACTTTTCTCCGTCTGCTGTTTTAATCATCATGATCGTTTCTCCATTATTGTTGAGTTAATGAAGAAAGCCTTCGAAAACTTATTTATAAAAATAACTCCGGATACTTTCTTCATATCCAGAGTACCTGTCACAATAATCATAAAGAACGCCGCCGGTTCTACTTTCCGGGACACTCCAAAAGCCTTGAAATATAAGCCGTTAACAGATCCGAGGACATTTCAAGGGCTTTATTATACCGGCGGGAGATGGTCTTCACCTCCCGCCCTTCCTGCCAGGCTATTTGTTTTTGAGGAATTTTCAAAACGTCAACCTCAATCAAGATTTTCTTTTGCGCTTCCAGCAGCGGAAAAGAATTGATTAAACCGACGGCTTTTTCTTTCGACATGCGTTGAAACAAAAATTTTGCAAATTCCTTTTTAACCGCCGCCTTCATGACGGTCAGGACCGGTTAACGGTCCACTCCTCAAACGTCAATACCGCTTCGTTCGGGAAATTTTCCGCTGCCGGAATATCCCGCAAATATTGTCTGTACGCGCGGTACTCTTCTTTCGCGTCATATTTGATCGGAAAATCGGCCAGCATATACTTGTCTGTCTGACATAACAGTTCGTTCCGCTCTGCCCGCACTTCGGCAGACCGGCGCTTAACTTCAAAATCCGGATCTTCGGCCAAAGCCGTTCCGTTCCATACATAACGCTCAATATTTCTGAACGTTTCTTCCGAAATTTCCACATTATCGACGCCTTCCGTCAACTGGCGGCACTCACCGGCGCCGACCAGTTTATTGTCTTCTATAAAAGCGTAAAACATTCTCCTAATCTCCTACTTTTCGGTATGCAATAACATTGATATAACCGTTGGTCGCCTCGTTGTTGCCGGTATTTGAAAAACGGATCGTCTTGTTACTAACCAAAGCGGCATAAAATCCGGCACAGCGGGATTCGCCCGTCGTCAAAAAAACACCGGCTGTCGGCGAAGACGCAATCGCGTCATAAATTGAGGGATTCAACGCGCCGCGGATCGTAACGATTGAACTCGACGTAAAAAATACGCTGCCCATAATCTCGTACAAACCTTCGTCCGGCAAGAAATCCAAAGCAAAAGTCGAAACTTTGTTGGCTCCGATCGTACCGTTTGCCAAAATGTTCCTGGCCTGAAAACTGCTCCACGGCAGCGGAAGTTTCGCGTTGCCGACCGACGACAGATTGCTTAAATCCTTATCCGCCAGATTGTCCAAGCTGACACTTGCAACCGCAATTCCGGCGATTGCTTCTCTTCCGGCCGGCGCCAGATTGCTGGCATCCGTTTTCAGCAGGCCGCTCACATCAATATCGCCGCCGCCCGTTCCCGTCGCCGGGGACGCGCCGCCGGCATACAATACGTCATTCATGCTTCTATCCTTTCAATGCTGACAATTGAGGGGCCTAATCCATCAGGATCACGCAAATACAAATCTCCGCCGACCTTTTTAAACATCAGCTGCGCTTTAGCAGGAACAATCCCGCCGCGCTCGTCTTCCGTCGGCTGTCGATCCAAAACAATATACTCAATATCCCGAAGTAACGGCTGAACGGCAAAAGTATCCCCCGTTGCCGCTTCCGTCACCGGTTCCCATGCCCGGCTGAATTTTTTATTAACAATAAACATTTTTTCCTCCTTATAAAAAAAGCCAGAGCAAAAACCCCAGCCAAAACACAATTAAAAACCTCAGCATCAGTCTGTTTTTCCCATCACCCATTCGCCGCCGGCGTTTTTGTAAATATGCGCGGGCAGGCTTAGATCCGCCGTTTCGACCATGTCCGTATAACCGCCCGGTCGATCGAACGTATCATCAGGCGACAGCAGATAAAGCGCCGGCTTGCCCGCCCCCGTCAAAAGGTACATCTTCAGATCAACCGCCGAACCGTCGTCAACGTAATTAATCAGATTGCCACCCTCCGCATACGGCTTCATAATCAGTGTCCGCGCTTCGACGACCTCCCCTTCATGATAAAAAGGCTGCGTAATCAGCTGCATGTAATCTTCCAAATAAACTCTTATCGTTGGCGTCATGTTTCCCCCGGCAAGCGAACAGGAAACCATCCCCGACGTCGCCAGAAGCGAAGCTTCATACAGATTGCATGATCCGTTTTCGGCACCGGTTAAAATGTAATATTGATACGCCTGCTTTGGTGAAAGCGTCACTTCGCTTAAAGTCTGATACCTATCTGCTGTATTTATCAACAATTCTCCCGTATCTTCGGAATATTTGCGTTTGGTCCAGGCATTGTAAACCGACAACGGATTGTTGCTGCCGTACAAGCGCCAGTTGTCGTAACCGTCTGTCACTTTGGTCTTAAAACTCCGGGCTTTAACCGCCGCCGGAAATTTCCAGACAATTTTATAATTGCCGGTATAAGTTTCGACGTTTTTGTCAAAAGCATTGATATTATCAGCGGCAAGAACCATATAAGCCGGATCCTCAGACGGCGTTTCCAGCCAGGTTTTAAGACTTTCGTCATCGCTGTACGTCTGCACCTTGTCAGACGTCAGCGCACTAAGAGGAAACTCTCCGTCTTGCGTACTGTTTTCAAAAATATACGACGCCGCGCTTTGTCCGCCCTCAATCTCCGCAATCTTTTCCGCATACGCCCGAAAAGTCACCTCGTCGCCGACTTCAACCCCTTTTTTGACAATTGCCGACCTGATCGCGCTTTTGGTCCCGGCAATATAGCGGATTTTTTCAACCACCGTCCCCATCAGATCACCTCCCCGTTAATTTCATCAGCCAAAGTTCCCAACTCATTAACCACCGCTTCGGCCTGCTCAACCAGCGCTTTTGCTTCCGTGACCGCTGCTACCGCTTCGTTCGCCGCCGCCTGCGCCGCGGTCTTATACTTGAGCACCGTTTCCACAATGTTTTGCGGATCATCGCCGGAAACCGGATCCACCAGCAACGCACGGGAGAGCTGCTCCTGCAACTCCTGCAAATTCATGTAAACCCCGTCAAACGAATCCTCCAGCTGCTCCATGTCAAACAACTGGCCGTTGATATAATCCGCTTCCTGCAAAAACGGTTTGTTGCGCAAAACCGCCAGCTTCACGTTCTCCGCCGGCGGCGTCGCAAACACCACCTTGCCCGTGATTTCCTCGCCGCTGCCCGCCACCGTGTAATCGGTCCCTTCCGTCAAAACCTTCAACTCGTCACCGCTGCCGGAATAAACCTTTATCTGCGCGGTACCGTCTTTGTTCTTGTAAAACTTAAACGGCACAGGAAATTCCAAAGCCGTCCCGTCCGCCACATAATTGACTTTGCTCACGTCCGAAAATAAAGTCATCTCTCACTCCATTAAAAAAGCCGCCCAAAAGAACGGCCGGTTACAAAAAAAGGAGAACCGTTGCCGGCTCTCCCCTTTGCCTTACATATATAAAGCAATGATCAGTTCAAGAATAATCTTGATAATAGTCATTATCTTAATCATCCTTTACACCCCCTCTCGCTTAAATGCGAAAGGGGCTAACCATTTGCCTATTGACTTTTTAAGTCAAATAAGCTATCCTAACCTCATCGAAAGAAGTTAAGGATTGGTTAACCCCTTTCTAGTTAAGAAAAGCCCGGTGCCGCAAACACCGGACTTTTTCTTTATATCTCAACCCCTGTCTGCTGTCAATCGGCTTTCGCCAACGCTTCTTTTTTCGCAAACCAGCGGTCGGACTTCTCCTTTGTGTTCACCGACCACAGCCAGACAAAACGTTCGGCAAACGCCGACACCGCCGACCGGTCACTAAGAAAAATACAATTCTCACTATTTTTGCCGGTTGCCGGCTCTGTCCAGTTATAACTTCCCGTCACCGCCGTTTGTCCGTCAAACACCGCAAATTTGTTGTGCTCAATTTTGTGTTTCGAGTGCACCCGGATATTTACCCCGGCTCGGTAAAGCTCCCGCACCTTGGAACTTCTGCCGGCCGCTTGCAAACGATCGGTCAGGATCCGCACTTTCACCCCGCGGCGGTCAGCCTCTTTCAAAGCCTCCACAATATCCTCATTGTTCAGCGAATAGACGGCAACGTCAATTTCCCGGCGGCTGCCGTTGATCATCTTAACAATGCTTTCCTCACAGGCATTTGACGGCGAAAAATACACCTCAACACTCCCGGCCGGCTGAAAGCCCGCCGCCAGCGCCGCTCCACAGAGAAAAACACAAATAAGAATTGACAGCTTTCGCATAATACAACCTTTCGATTGTATTTTTACACAAATAATACTTCTCGTCAACAACAAAGGGCTGCATTTTTACAAATACAGCCCTTTTGAGTTGCAAACAATAATTATCAGACAATATCCTTGATCTGCTCAAAGATCCGCTGTCGTTCGGCTTCCACCGCTTTTTTCACCCGGTTTTCAAGTGTGAGCGCCAAAAGCTGCATGCACCACTTCTCCAAATCTGGATCGGCCGTTGCCGGCAAGGACGGAAGCCCGCTTGCTGCCGGCACATCCGCAACGGTTTTCAACACTTTCAACACCCAGCGGCGAAACTCTGCCGCTTTCGGCGTACGGGCAAACATCCCGATCAGCCACGCGCCCTCGCGGTTGAATATCCGCACCCTAGTACGCCCCTGTTTGATCAGACAGCTCATTTCTTCGTCAAATTCTTCCTTGTGGGCGTTGTATAAATCTGTCGCCCCATTTCTACAAGACATATCCAACACGTCGGCAATTTGCCGACACGTCATATAATCCTGCCCATTGTGCTGCAAAAGCTCAATCTTGTGATCATGAAACTGCACAATATTACTCATGGCAGCCTCCGCTCAACAACTCGGTTAATTCCTTCAGCTTTTCCATAACCAAAGCCAACGTCGCGCGCAAAAGCTCGTTTTCAGTTTGCAGTTCTTTTATTGATTTTTTCATTTTAGCCTCTATGATTTTTAGATAGCCACCTGAATTTGAGCAGGTGGGGGACTCACTAAGCGCCATAGAACGCTGACCGCTATTCAATATATTTACGGTTCTCGTCCCCCAAATGAAGGGCATAAAAAATTCGCCTAAACTGACAGGGGCGACGTTTCCGTCTATGGTTTTTAGGCTTTTAGCATACCCCGTAAATCTTAAAAAATCAATAACAAAATAATCTTTACTCATGGCGATCGCCCTCCAGCAGTTCGACCACTTCTTTCAATTTGGCCAGCACAAAACTCAAGGTACTTCTCAGCGCCTCGTTTTCAACTTCCAACTCTTTATTTGATTTTTCCATCACGTTGTTTCCTTTGAAATATTCAGGCGTGGAGAGGTTCAAAGCGTGCAACGTGACACGTGGGCTTATTCAAATATATCACCACCCTCTCCACAATAATTTTAAGTACAAAAAAACACAATCTTTCGGGTTGCGCCTTCCGCACGTTGTAACAGACCTTTGACCGTCTGAAGCTTCCGCTTGTTTATAATAATAGACATAAATATATGAGGTTGTCAATGCCTTCTTACAATATCAGGAAACAACCTAGCAACTTCCGAAAACACAAAATCAAATTCTAAATTCTCAAGGTTTTCTAACAAAAATTTTTCTAATTTAGGAAGAATATTTTTATTGAAAATATCCATATTAATATTTTTTGTTCTAATTTCATCCATTAAAAAGAAATAATCATTGCGGATATTTTCCATAAATCTTTTAACACTTACTTTTTCAGGGTAATCTATTGTTTCTTGAATATAAATTCCCTGTTCTGCCCACTTTATAGCCCGCAAAGAAGGAGAACCGTATTTTGAAAACGTGTGTATAAATACTATTTCCGCTCCTGCAGCATCCTCCACTACTAAATTTTCATTTCCTTTAATTTCCAAAATTTTATTTTCTATATTATAAATCAAATCATTCCAAAACTCCACAAACTTCAATAAATCTTCCGGCGGTTTTTGATAAACTCCAACATATTTTTTTATTTTTTGTATTACATTTTTTATTAAAAACTCATTCCTATCATTATCTGTTATTTCTAATTTTTTTGTTCTTTCATAAATAATATAATTTGCAATCCAAAGATTAATAAACAATATCAAGGAACAAATATTAGAAAAATAATCATACTCTTTTCCCTCAGGATTTGAGTAAAGATAATGATTAAAAACTTTCCAATCTAAAACATAAAGTATGGCACATTCTACTACCGTCATTGAAAACCAACATGCCAAACAATAATAAACTTTTTTCATCTTCTATACCAATATTTTTATAAAGCAAACCAATAATACGCAAAATATATAAACAATCAACCAAAAATTATTTGCTGCCGCCGCCAAACCAATAATAATACGGATTGCCGATTAACGGCACATTCCGCCAGCTTTTATAATCCGCCACATCCCGGTTACTCAAAACATCTTTGATTATTTCATCAAAAATAACCGGGAAAGCAAGCTGATCCTGAATTGTCTTAAACAAACCGTTACGTTTAATACTCATACCGGTGTATCGGTTAATGCTGCCGCCGACAAAAACATTTTCAAGCAACGTATCCGTCACGTCAATTTCCCGGCCAAACAGCAGATCCTTTAAGAAATCAGCCCCGGCATTAAACAGCATCAGCCACAATGTCAGCCGCATCAGATCAACGAGGGCCTTTTGCGGATTCGTTTTGGCCGTTTCAAAACATATTTTGCGGTATTCGTTCAACTGTTTGATAAAATAGGACTTCATCATATAAAACATCCGCTTTTTGCCACCTTCGGCATAAAATTTAGGCATCTGATCAATCGTTACCGGTTGCACATCCATCAGTTGGAACATTGCATATTCGATAATTTCCGGGGTTTTCCGCCCTTCTTTCAAATCGTTTGCCACTTCTTTCCAGCGATTGCCGAACTCAACCCGCAGATATTCTTCCAACTCTTTGCTGCCGGCCTGTGCATCCCGCCGTGCTTTGTTTACGGCGGCATTCACCAGCGTCATCTTAGAAATCCCGTCAATCTTTTCAAAACCGGTATATTTCAAAACCTTGTCCAAATGCTTTGTTAATTTCGACGTATCAACATATCCCCCGTCGGTAATCACCTTATTCAGCCCAAGATCCTCAAGCGTTATTTCAGATTTACCCTGCCATGCTTTTACATTTTCAAACATGGTATTCCAAAATCCGGCTTTATAAACAGCCGACCCCAAATCACCGAACTGTGTAATTGCACTGCCGACATTGCCCAGTGTCCATATATAACCGCCATCACGCAACATCCGCAAAAATTCATTACCCAACCCCTTGTTACTGAATCTGGCCACCAACAATTCCTTCAGCCGCATTTCCTGTGTATGCGTGATCACGCCGTCCTTGGCCAAATCATAAAGAAGATTGCCTACGGATTCTTCAATCGTATTGTCTGCCTTTTCGCTTAACTCGTCCTCCAGCGTTTTCAATTCCTCGTTCATTCTCCGTAAGGCTATTTCTTTGACCTGTTCGGCCTTCCTGTTTTTCAAAAACTCGACTTCCGTTTCAAGCCGTGCCTTTCTTTCTTCCAGATCCTGCCGCAGCAAATCATCATAAGTATTGCGGATTTGTGCATCAACAGCGCCGATTTTGTAATTGCGGGTTTTTATTTCCTTCCATTTTGCCTCTTTGGCATCCATTTTTTCATATTCGGCAATCGTTGTTTTTCGGTTGGCCACCCGCCGCCGCAAAATTTGCACGTCTTCCGCCTCCTTGCCGAAATACTTTTTGTTTTCCGTCAGGTTGATTGCACCGGATACATAATCAACCAGCGCATCCACCGAGTTTTTATAATATTTGTTCATCTCGGCATCAATCAAATCAATACTCCGCTCTTTCGCATTGCCGATGTTTGCCAGCGAAATCGTCCCGCCGTAACCGCGAAACAGGCTGTTAACAATTTGCGCCCGGTCCTCCTCGCTTCTTATCCGTCCGTCCTTGGATTTTTCTTCCAGAACCTGCATAATTTTTGAATATTCCGGTTTTCCCTCGTACTTTTGACGCAGATAATCCAGCAAACCGTCCGCATCTCTCAATTTGCGCGGAAAATAATCGGGCAGGTAATTAATTTCAACGCCGACTTCAATCATTTGTTCGCGCAATTCGTCCAACACTTTGCGAACCTCAGTAAAATCATCCGTCATATCGTTTTCGGACAAAATTCCGGCAACCGTTTCCACGTCCCTGTTTTTCAAAGCCAGATCAAGTTTATTAAAAACCTCCGGCATCAGCTTTTGAGCCTTGTCAAAAAAGCCTTTTACTCGCTTAACATATTGACTGTTTTTTTGTAACTTAGCAATTTCAAGGCGGCGATTTTTGGTCCACAACTCCGGTGAAATGGATTTAACCACCTCTTCCAACGGCACGATTGCGTCCTGTGTAAAATCTTTTGCGTCTTTCAAAATCTGCTGTACGGTTTTCTGAAGTTTGTTTTTCCCGGCGGCATAATCCTGGTTGGCTGCCTTATAAACCTCGTCCATTTTCCGTCGTTCTTCAATCGCCTTTTCCCGGTTATAGTTTACCACTTCGTCAATCGGCGCCTGCAAATAATAATCCAGGTCTTCTCCACCCAGAATATCCCCATAAACAGCAGAAATGTCTTTGTTGATTTTTACCCGCATTTCTTTTGCCGTTGTATAAATTCGACGAAGCCAATTCAAGAACATATCAAAAACACGCTTCAAATAATTACTGGGTGCTTTTCCCTCTCTTAAAAATTGCTCAAAACCGCGAGCAAATAGTTCTTCTTTAGCATAATTTCTTGCCAAATCCGCACTTTTGAATCCCTCATGAATAATAATGCCGTTTTTATCCAGGACCCTGAAATCTCCGTCTTTCTCATCAATAACAAATTGCCGGTCGAACTCTGAATTTTCCCAATCTTCCACCGCTTTCAACAGCTGGGCAGACTTTTCAGATTTGCCGGCAAAATATTTTAATTGTTTTTTGAAAAAATGCGAACTTTCATGCATAAAAGTCGAAGCGTCGGCATTTTCAAACAGGTAAATCACATTCATCTGCGGAGAATACGCCCCCTTCGGAATAGAGTTGATCCTGTCTTCTCCTTGCCCCTGTACCGCCTCAGTCTCAAGGTTCAGCTCTCCTTCACCCGACTCGCCTGTCTGATAAACAGTATTATCGTTTGTTTTGATAACTTCATTCATTTTATTTGGATTTCTTCCCCAACGATCTGCTATATTTTCCAAGCCTTTTAACGGCGTATCTTTTAAGTCATAATCGCCCCTTGCGAAAATAATATACCCACTATTGCCATCGGTATTTATAGAATAAGCTGTTGTATATTCGTCCTGATTAAGTTGTTCCTGCAGAATGGATTGTAATTCATTTTCTGAGCCATATTTTGTTGCCTTAAATCTAATCAAATACTCATCATCGGCCATATAGTTTTCATCAAAATATTGCCGCGCATCGTATTCGCTATTAAATTCAGGATACAGCCCTTGTTTGTATGCTTTTGTTATCATATCGTTATGGATATAATCATTTGCATCAATCGCAAACCAATAGCGTTTTTTCTTATCAAACATGAGCCGAACTTCTTCTTTAGGTTTTAAGCCGCTTAAAAATGTCTTAATATCCCTCACGCTCTTTGAAAAACCTAAATCATCAAAATATGACATTTGATAATAAATATTATCGTCGGTCCGGCTGAAACTCCCGCGGTTGTCAACGGATTTTATCTGGTTGGGCTCAAAGACGACATATTGATTTATTCTTTCATCAGGATTAACAGAATCAAATTGGGTATTTTTTATAATAATGCCATCATACCCTTGAGTTTTCAATTTATCGACAATGCTTTTTATGACTTCTCTTTTTCTTCCCTCCGAAAGGTTTGCAAAATGCAGTTTAATCTTTTGTGTTTCAAAGCCGCCATATAATGATTCGCTTACCCTTTCATCCCACATTTGAGGGTCTTGATACATAAGGTCATTAAACATTTTTTCAAATTTTGTGTACGGGTCAAGATTATCAATATCAGTATCAGCCCAAGGATTAGTTTCTGTGCCTTTTCCCTCAATAATAAGAGGATTATCCATTTTAAGATAAACATCATACCTTACAGGGTGGTATTCATTATTAAAGGCAAAATCGTCCTTGTCAGCAAACCAAAAACCCACCGCGGATTCATCGTTATTTATTCCTGTCCGGTTCTTATCAAATTGAGAAAATTCATTGCCAGAAAAATGAACCATTTTAAGTGGCTGACCATTTTCGTCAACAACCTTGCTGTCACCAAACCATTCATAAAAGGCGCGCAATCCTTCTTCCGTACGGACAATTCGCCGCCCCGCGCTGTTGCGCGCGGCTTTGTTTTTACCATCAATTTGAATACTGTCTTCCGAATAACTGTTGACAAAATCAATCAAATCATTTATACTTATATCATTACCGTTGAGGAAGGTCGGGGATTTATCCCCGGAGATATTACCCTCAGCGGTATTTTTTCTGCCCACTTTCATATCATAGGCAGATAGATCCCGCCCCCCGTTGTCCTCAATTTCAATATCCGTCAGTTCCGGCCGCTTGTTGGCCATTTCTTTCACCGTCATCTTGACGATAAAATTTTCTCCGTCGGAACGGATAACGTTGGCATAACGGCGGATTTTATTTTTAGAGCCGTGTTTGGCATCCGGCGTTGTTTTTATCAACATTGCCGTGTCAAAAATACTGCCGATGTTGGCTATTGCCTCTTTGCCCAAAATACCGCCGATATTCTGGCTATCCAGTCGGTTACTTGTAGAACTAAACATTTTGCTAATAGCGCTGTTTGATAAAGTCACCGTTTCACCGGTAACGCTGTTTTTCAGCACGCGCACACCGTTTTCATTCCGTCTGACGTTTGCATCCACCGCCGCCATCACCTCATCAATGCCGATTTCTTTGCTGGCCTTCCTGTCAGCAAAAAAGCGGTTGATGTCAACCGCTTCTTTAACTTCGTTTTCTCTCCCTATCAAGTCGGGATTGATATCTTTTCTCTCAAACGCCAGTCTCTCGGCATCTATCTTTCTTATCCGTTCTCCTTTTTGATATTGAAAAGGTATATCATCATCCACCAAAGTAGCCAGATCGCCGTTTTCGCGCATCACCTCGGCATAAGCTTCTTCCGCATTAACATCGTTTTCCCGCAGAATAAAATAACGTTCCTGCAAATCATCCGATAATAAACCAACTTTTGCCAGTACCTCATCTTCTTTTTTTCGTGCAGCATAAGCATCCATTTTTCGACGGATTGTATCCGGGCTGTCCGCTTCAATATCAACACCTGCCGCCTCAAAAGCCATTTCATAATTGCGCAGCGCTTCTCTCTCATCAATTGCAGCAGAATTAGTCTCCGTCAGCAGATAATGCGGTCGTCCGCGAAATTCATCATCAAGCGCGGAAAGCAAAGTATTAACATCTGCATCTGCCGGTAAATACCCTGCCTCTGCTGCCGCCTCTCGGGCATAATCGAGGCTTAAACCATCTTCTCGAACAAGGCGCTTTTCCTCTTTTTTTAACCTTTTGCCTTTTTTACCCATATCAGCGGCAACCACCGCATCAAGAGCGGACAATTCACCGCCTTCATCTTTAATCCCGCCGCGGGAAACTAAGAATTCAGTTAATGTCATCCGATCATCAGCAACTTTCTTGCCTCTGGCTGCTTTAATATCCCGTACAATATTTGCCCAGTTTTCATTTGCGTTACGAGTACGATAACGTTGTGTCTGACTATTAAAATCGTTATAATTCATTTTTACGATTTTTGGCATATAATCTGTTATATATTCTTTCGGCGACATTCCTGTTTCCTGGCTGGCAAAAAGCGCAAAACCCTGCCAAATCCGGGCAGAAGCAGCCGCATTGTTTTCTCCGGTTTTATCCTTTAAGGCATTAAAAACATCATCATAAATGCTTTCAAGTTCCTGTTTTGTCTGCAAAGCCTTTTGAGCCTCTGCCGTGCCTTTGTTTTCTTCAATAAACTTGTTCAGATTATCAAGACGTTCGTTAATATGTTGAAAAGCAGCATCATTAGCCGCATCCGCATTGTTTTCCAAAACATAAGTGCTTGCATCTATCAGTCGATTAATTTCTTCATCCGACGCCCCTTTGTTTTTTAATCCCTCACGCGCATCCGCATACTGATATGCCCCCGCCAGTGCGGCACCGGCGCCAAATCCGCCGATTGCAGATTCAATAACCCCTTCCATTAAATTTTGTGTATCATCTATCCCGTATTTTCTTACAAAATTCTGCCATACCTGTTGCAAACTCTCCGGCATACCCTCCAAAAAACCTGCTTTTATTCGTTGAAACACTTTAGATTTCAGCGAAGAAGAAGATGTTTTTCCCATAATTGCATCCAAAGGTTTAAACACAAAATCAATCAGCGCAGTACCGGCAACACTTCCCGTAAAAAGTAAATTTGCCTTATTTTGATCCCCGGTGTTTCTTGCTTCTGCATACAAATCTCCGCTTTCGCTGCCGGCCATTAAATAGTATGCCAGCGCCGGAGATTTCGTTGCCGCTGCAATTCTTGTCATAAACAATAACGAAGGCGCGGCGCTCATTGCTGCCGAAGCAAAGCGGGTTACACTTGGATTTTCAACAATATCTCCCTCAAAAATATCCTCATCCAACTGCAACTCCGGGCTGGATAATACAAAATCTCCGGCCTGTTTTATTTTTTCCCCGGCAGACTGCCACAAACGGCCAAAACTATTCAACCGGTTAACTGTTGTGTTACTTAACCCCAAAAGCTCCTGACTATCCTTGCTGATGATCATGTTGTCGCCGTAAAAAGTAGCCATATCGCCAAAACCTTTTAAGGTTTCAAAAATTCCGCGGGTAGAACTTTGAAACATCGTGTTACCGAATTTTCCCAAATCACTCTCGGCAAATTTTTTTACCCACGACTTCTCCACAATATCCATCTTTTCCGCCGCATTTGTATTTTTCCCGTCAACGGAAAATATATGTTGCGGCTTAATTTTCCAAGGATCAAAATCATCTTCTACCGGCGTAAAGGAAAAACCTTCAGGAGCAACCTTCAAATCAACATCCGGTTCTTCACCGTCTTCTATCGGTGTAAAGGAAAAGCCGCTGTCATCAGCGGCCTTTGTTCTTAACTGTTCAGAATTATGCAAATCATGCAATTCTTCATCAATTTTATTTTTTAATTCCAAATCTATCATCAAATTTTTCCTTTAACACCATTAATAAATACGATATCGCCCTTTTTTATATCCCCTTGATTAAAAGCTTGTCGGGCTGCTTGTTCATCAGCAAAACGGGGAATCGACAAATCTTTCACAATTTGTTCATCAATTAATTTCTTTAATGTTTTTCTCTTGTTATCAGGAGAAAGCCCGGGACTAATTTCCAAAAATTTATTCCAAACAGCTTGCCGTTCTGTCCCGGCATAGGAAGTATTCAGATACCTAAGAGCTTCATCCCGTCCAAAATTGCCGATATAAAAATCAGAATTTGTCCCCCCTTTTCCGGGATTGTCTAATTGCCAGCTTTCCTGCACAAACTTAAAAGCTTCCTGATGATATTTGTCTTTTTGTTCATCAGACAAAGAAGAGACCGGCTCACCGCCCGAAAGCTCATTAAATTTGTCAAAATACATTTTATAAATAGGCAATGCCGCCCTTGCTTTCCTTTGTTTCCAAGCTTTATATTCAGAATCGGAAATCTTTTCTCCGTGCAATTCTTTATCATCTTCATCATAGTCATCTTTTCCGTAGATCCCATCAATAAAATTCTGCAACCGGCTAACTTTTGTAAACCAAGAACTCCAACTCCTTTTCTTTTCCTCACTTATCTCCAACATTTCATTGTATTCTTCAACATAAGGTAAATAAAGATTGTTAAAGAAAGAATTTCCTTCCGATTTTGATAAATATCCTTTTGAAACACCTTCTGTAATAGTATCAACCAATCCTTCAAAATCAGACAGTTCTGCCATCCCGTTATTTTGTTTCTGGATAACTTCAGAAATTTTAGTTTCAACATTTTCATAATATAAAAACTTGTCCGCATCGGCAACCTTCACAGTTCCCGGCTCAAATTCCTTCTTTTTATTTACCCGTGCCGTTCTCAGCTTGCCGGCCTGTTCTTCAGTCAAAGCCCCGTTGCGTACCAACTCGTTGATTTTTGTTTCCCCCGGCAGTTCAGCGGCATTTGCTGCATCGGCAATCTGATTGCGCAAATCAATATAGGTATTGAGCTGGTTTTCCTTTTTCAGTTCCTTAATTGTCTGCAATTCTTTGTCGATGGCCTCATCCCGTTCCTTTTTTTCCGCCTTCAGCTTTTCCTGCTCTGCTTTCTTCTCCTCTTCCGTTTTTTTGGCAATTTTGTTTTGATACTCCCTCAAACCGTTGACTTTTTCCGTTGCCAGCGCCGGATACGGGGCATTTGCCAGCTCTTTGTCCACGTCCACGACCTCATTGCGGGACATCCTCAGTTTCAAATCGGCTTCCCACGCGGCCGTTGCGTTGTCTTCCTTATCCTTAATATCTTTTAATAAGGCGTCTCGGGTTGTCTTGTCAATGTCGCCGCGGACAAAAGCCTGATTAACCGCATCCCGTCCCTCGTCAACAAGCGGTAGATGCATGCGGTATTTGGCGTCTTTGTTGTCCCCGTCTTTCGTCCACAGTCCAAGCTCTTTTCCCTGAGCAAGCAACTCTTTGTAATCCTCGTCGCTCAGCTCCTTGTCTATGTTGGCAAAAACAAGCTCTTCTTTGGTTGCCGTTTTGTCTTTAATTTTTTCCTCAAGTGTTTTTAACACCTCAGGGTTGCTCTTCTCTTTGCCGGGTTTTCCTTTTACCTTTTCCAACAGCACTTCCGCCGTTTCAGGCGCATCTTTATAATTATCATAAGCGACTTTCAAAGCCTCCTCAGCGCTTATATCGCCGCCGGTAAACAGAAATTTCGCCCGGGTTATATTTTGTTTTGCCGTATTTTGCGCCAGCTTCTTCGCCCTCTCTTCCGCCGCAATCCGGTCTCGTTCCCTTGCTGCCAGCAGGTCGTCGGCTTTTTGCAGATATTCCTTGCGTTCAATATCCGTCAGGTTGGAGAAACGTCCAGGATCGGACAATGCCCTTTTGGCAACTTCCGGGTTGGTGTTTACCATCCCGCCCACAGACAGCTTCGCAAAATTCTCCTTTGCTTTCTCTTTCTCGGTCGGCGTCAGATAAGTGTCGGCGGCAATCAGCCTGTCAGCGTCGGCGGATAAAAAAGCCGCCTCGTCTTCCGGGGCGGCGGCAATCTGATCGGCATAGGCTTTCAACGTGTCGTTCAGGCTGATCCCGGCCAACTCTTTTTCTTTAGCCCTGAACGCGTTTTGAACATCCTGCTGGTTATACGAAAGAAAACCGCTGCCGAGGTTTTCCATCCACTCCTTGCCCCATTTCTGTCCGCGCATGTTGTCTTTGAGCTTCTTCTGAAAGTTTTCGACAATGCCCGGAATTTCTTCGATCGATTTTGCGGTTTTAATTGCGTTCAGCTCTTCGGTCTGCAAATTCGCCGCCTCAAGGTTTAAGCGCTTCCACACCAGCTGCTTTTCCCTCTCGAAATAATTGTTTCCCGCTTCCACCGCGCCGGCCACGCTGTTCACGACCTCATTGATGCCGCTGTCGCGCCAGGTCGGGCGTTTCTCGGTCACTAGCTTGGTGCCGCTCAAATACCCTCTTTTTACCTCTCCGACCATTGTTTATTCTCCCCACAGCCACGAAAATTTTTTCTGTCCTTCCTTATCTACCGGCTGGCTGGCATTATATGCCGCAGCAATGCCGTTGGCCGCCCCTGAAAGCAAACTCATCCGAAACGCGTTCTTCCCCTGCTTTTTGGCCTGTTTGGCATAAAAGTTCATATCGCTTGCCTGCTGCATGTAGTTTCTGGCCGCCGTCTCCGTCTGATAACGGATGTTAAGCGCGTTTTGTTCGGCGTTGGCCGCATCTTGCGCCAAAGCGCCGATTGCCGTCGCGCTGTCGGAAATTCCCATTTCCCCCATCAAAGCCCTTGTTTTGGACAACTGCTGCCGGTTCTCGGCCCGCTGTATATCTTCGTTAAGCGATCCTTCCAAACGCACCTGCCGCGCGTTTCGTCGCAAAATGTCGGCGTTGGCGTTATAAGCCTCCGCCTGTGCCTTCCCCTGCCTGTAAGCCTGATAACCGCCGATAACGGTTTGAGCCGCCGCCAAACCGCCCATTACTCCCGCACTCATTGAAAAATCCTCGCAAACAGTTGATAATCCTTGCCGTTAAAAACCTTTCTCATGGTTCCTTCATATTCAAAGCCCAGCAGCCGCGCCAGCCGCTCACCGGCCTTAAAACCGTTCAAGACCGTCATTTCCAGCCTTTCGGCCGAAAGTTCCCGGCTTCTTTGTTCAATCAGCCGGCGCATTGCCTTCACAAAAGGAAGCATCTTCCGCCCGGCTCCGGCATTGATGACGGAAAACAACGCGAAACGCTTAGGGGTTATCTCCACGTACCAGACAATAGCCACAATTACCCCGCCCGTCTCAAACGTTTCGGCGCTGTCGGGAATTGCCTCTGGCACAAATTCCCCTTCTTGCTCCCTTTGAATTACGATCCGCTCCAGATCCGTTTTTTCAAATTTTCTTATCAAAACAATCTCCCGACAAAAAAGGAGAGCAATTGCTCGCTCTCCTTCCAAAATCTACTTCTTTATCAAGAAGAAAATTTTTAGTTTTTTAATGATGATAATAATTTTTACCATCATCCTTTTCACCTCCGTTTCGCATAATGCGAAAGGGGGTAACTATTTACCTATTGACTTTTCAGGCCAAATAGGCTACTCTAACTTCATGGAAAGAAGTTAAAGTAAGGTTAACCCCTTTCTAGGTTAGAGAAATTGCCCGGTGTTGCCGCACCGGGCTTTTCTTTTATATATCCAAATATGCCTCTTGTCAATTATGCCGAACTTTGCATACTCGGCACAATCGCCTGAATCAGCATCGGATAAACGCTTTTGTTTTGGATAATAATGTTTGCCCCGCGGTCTTTCAGAAGAGAAGTACCGTCAGGCCACGGAATAACCACGTTGCCGGTAAACAGGCGAACTTCGCCCGCTGCCAGTTCTTTGCCGCTGTGATATAAAATATCCTGCTGCCGGTCATAGGCCGGCCCCGCCGTCCCGCCGCCGGAACGGTAAACCATCAGCGTCAGGTGATCAATCCGCTGAACACAGGACATCCCCATGCCTCTGTCCGACTGAAGATATATCTTTTGCGGCTGAAGCACCGAACTGATCGGCAGCCCGACCACCACCCGCGCATCCGTTTCCTTAATCTCGATCGAACCGTCATCGGCTACAATCTGGTGCGGACGTTCCAAACCGTTGGCCGAAATCGCCACTTCGCAGCCTTTCAGATGATCAAGCCCGGAGAGCTTTTTCGTCACATCACCGACCGGCCGGTTGTAAATCAGGCCGCTGTCAACAAAAAAGCCGGAATCGCGAATATAATCCAACTCTGCTTTCTCTCTCTCAACCGGATCACGGATATATTCCACGTCGTCCGGATAGTCGGAACGGGTCCCATTGTCAATCCATTCCGCGTATCGTTTCATCACGCTGCCGATTTTACGCTTAACGATCACCCATACGTCATCTCGGCGTTCGTCATTTGAGGGAATCACCGCCACCGCTTCGACCGAACCCGACAAATCATGTTGCGCCAAGGCCGCCACCTGCTGCTGGGCGTCGAAGGTAAAAGACACCAGACGCCCGTCGGCCATTACCAGCCACAACAGTTTGTCCGGCACGTCCTGCCAGTCCCAGCTGACAATCCCCGACGACAACAGATGTTTGCCCAAGAGCGAGGCGTCAAGCGGATCATAGCCGTCGCGTTCGTAACTGTAAACCAGATCGCGGATTGACGTGCCGAAACGGTCGACAAACAAAATATGCCCGCCCACTGCTATCGGCTGGATCGGCTTGCTGCCGATACCTGAAATCTGACGGATCGCCACATTGTCCGCGGCCAGAGCCTCGCCGTTGGAAATCGCATCGATATAAAACTCTCCGCTTGAGGTGCCGACAAACAGAACGTCGCCGCCCGCAATCCAGCGTCCCTGATTGTACTCCTTTGAGTTAACCGGCACCGTAACCGCGCATTCCGCCGTCACTTCGCCAAATTCCTGATCGGCGAAATTGTTGAAATCGCCGGAATAAGACCCGCAGGCTTTCAAACCGTCATCGGCATCAATCAGCAACCAGAACCGGTTTTTATAAGAACAGCCCGACAACGGATAATTCCGCCCGGGATAAATCATGCCAAATTCGAAATGCGAAGTTACCAGCGCTTTAGGCATTTCAATAATCACTTTAGCCTTGACCTCGGTTGCCGAAACGTATTCGGTGATTTTGGCGGTACCATAGCCGGCATGCAGATATTTCCACGTCACTTTCCCGTCGGAACGGCTGCCTTCCGTGTGCACCGGCTTCACGTTGCCGGTGGTACCTTCGTTCAAGGCTTCGTAATATTTACCGTCCGACGTCCACACCGCTCCCTTGCTGACACTCTCCTCGACCTGCCATGCCGTCGTGTCATCATTGACCAGCGTCAGACGGATCAGACGTCCGACGTCGTCTTCAGCGAACAAATTTGCATCTGCCGTCAAACTGATGGTTCCGGTCGTTCCGCTTGCGGTGATTTTTATATCTTCGGTGTTAACGTGATTCCACGGTCCGTTTAAGAGTTCCCAGTCCTCAAGCCGCCAGTCATCGTTGGCATAACGCACCAGCTTTTTCATATATTTCGGGTGAAAAATATAGAGCACGTCACCGATTTGCGCAAATTGCAAATTGTAGCATTCAAGCTCATCGTTCCAAATGTCTTCAAGCGTATACGGACTTTCCAGTTCATAAACCGCATCGTCTTTTAAAACCTGTCCGTGGTTGGCAAACAGCCGGATGTATTTGTCGCCGAACTCAAGCATAAAACCGGCGTTGCCGGCAAACTTAAACTTGATCAGATCGGCTCTTTTGCTTGTCTTCTCTGTCATCCTAAACCTGCCCCAGATAAACAATCTTAACGTAACCGTTGGTGCCGCCGGCACCGTTTTCGCCCAAATCTCCCGCCTTGCCGCCGGCGCCAAATCCGTTTTGCAAAAGCGAAGACGTCGACTCTTTCCTGCCGGCTGATTTAATGGTGGAAGAAACGATTTTCAAAGTACCGACTTCCAGTTTTCCGCCGTCACCGCCGCCTTCGGCATATGTTCCGGTACCGTGGCCGCCGCGGCCGCCCCACAGATCAATCAGGCTTTTTCCGTTGAAGGCCAAATAAGTCAGGCCGTTGACTTCCAGCGCAGAAGAATAACCCCACCACTCGCCTCTGGTCGCGTTGCGCCCGCTGGCCCATCCGCCGCGGCCGCCTTCGCCGACTTTGATCGTGTATTCTCCGGCCTCAAACCAGACTTTGCCCATAAACGCCGCGCCGCTGCCGCCACCGCCGCCGTACCACGCATGCGCACCGGCCGATCCGCCGCCACCGCCGCCGGCACCGCAAGCAGACAAATGATAATAGCCGCTTATCTTAACTTTCAGCTTATAAGTACCCGGCTTGCTTTTCTCAAAAATAACTTCATTTAAGGCATAACCGCTCTCGTCCAAATCCACATACAAAACCGTCGACCGCTCAATCGTCTGGCTGCCGCTTTGGGTTTTGTAGCCGGGCTTGGACACGCTCCAGGTAACCAAATCGCCCTTTTGAACTTCGATTTTGCTTTGCTCTATGCCGTTGATAACAATTTTGGCCCCCGTTTCCGCCGTGCGGATTTCAAAACTCATAGCCAGTTTAACCGTAATTTCCGTGTCCGCGTTAACCTGAATACTGCCGGTCTTTGTATCATAGCCGTCTTTCATCACCTCATAAGCCGCCGTTGCGCCGCGGGTAACCACCGCCGGATTTTGCCGCAGACTGTTGATGAAGACGTCCGCGTCTTCGGGGATTGTCTTAACCGTTAACGTTGCCCTGTAGAGTGTTGATACCAGAGAGATGTTCAGCGTCGTGTCTTCCTCAACGACATAGGTGCCGCTCACCGGAAAATAGCCGTCAAGTTTGACGGAATAGCTCACTTTCTCGCCCGGCGCCACATAAAGCTCATCGGCAATCTCATTGTTGATGTAAACGGTTGCCTCAGAGGGCTCAACCACAATCTTAAACAAAACCGCGTCCACTTCCTTAACCGGCGCCACAAAATGCGACCCACCGCGGCGTTTCACCCCGCCTTCCACTAAAGGAATAAAATTCAGCATTCTGGCGGCCGAGTAATTATATTTAGGCAAATCGATCCGCCCTTCCAGCCACGGACTGATCTCGCCGCCGTTGAATTGATTTAAGACCGGTTTTACCATTCGCCCACACTCCACGTGTCACGGATGTTTACCCAGCTGTTGTCCGGCATCGTCTCCATGTCGCGGACAATCTCGTTGTTCATTTGCGCTTGGGCAATGTATTTTTCAAATTCGGCCAAAAACAGCTGTTTATATTCAGCACCCTGCTTAATTCGCACGCTCATTTCGGCGGCAATCAGAGCAATCAGCGCTTCTTTGAAAAGCGGCGTGAAAAGCTTCGGATCGGAAACGTCGGCAATATAGGTGATATTGATATTGCCGGGCTGTCGGCAAAGTATCCGGTTGCCTTCGATCGAATAACGAACATCCGGGGCAACCACCGCGTCACTCACATTCGGCATTTTATAAAATTCGCCGAAATCTTTTAAGACCAGATAATCAGCCGGCAGGGCATAGGCGTAGGCAAACGCCGTCGACCCAGTTGCTTCGTCCAACTCCGCCAGACGTGCGCGTTTTAAGGCAAAACGCCAGTAGTGGGTTGAGAGCAGCATCTTGCGCTGATCCTCATAAACATAACCCATCAATTCGCCATACGGTGTTTGCGAAAGCGACGTAATCGTTCCTTCGCCGATTTTGATCAAAGCGCGGTTGATTATCTCGATACTCATTATTCAAAAAAACTCTAAAAAAAAACAGAAGCCGGCAATCCGGCTCCTGTTTTGTTAACAAAAAAAGCCTGACGGTTGCATCAGGCTTCATTTTCGGGAGAATTGCCCTGCTCGCCGGCTTTAAGCATCTCGCTCACTCTTGCCATCACGTTTTCGGTGATTTTATCCTCGAGTTCGGAAAGAGCCGCCGCCTTTACCTGTTCAAGGACTTTGGCAATCTGCTTATCGGTGATAACCGGTTTGTTCTCCGTTGCCGTCAAACTTTCCTGTGCGTTTGCCTTGCGGAAAAGCTTCGGATTGAGTTTATCCAAATCTTTTCCTTCAACAACCGTCCCGGCGGCAATAATCTTGCCGCCGTCAAGCGTTTCTTTCAAAGCTACGAATTTTGCCATGTCTCATCTCCTATCTGGCCAGATAACCGAGGGTTACGCAAATAGTGCCGCTTGCGCTGCTGTTGCCGGCGACTTTGCCTTTAAGCCAGGTTTTGACATCGGGCGCCAGCGCAATTTGCGCAATCAAATCACCGGCGGCATAATCTCCCGCCGTCAAATTCGCGCTTGTTTCCGTTGTCGAGAAGCCGCCGTCTTTGGCATCATCGCCCAAAATCGTAACCGTAACCGTACCGGCAACCTTAACCGCGCTTTCGGCAATCACGTTGACGACCAGGCCGCCGTTGGTACCGCCGCCGATAACCGCCTCACCGTCAACGCTGGTTTGAGAAATATCCGCAACCGCCAGATCCTCCCCCCACACCTGCAATTTATGTTTATACATTCTTTGTTCTCCTTTTAATCCAAAACCACCTGCGGTTCGTCGCCGGCCATAAACTGATACGACGATACCATCGGAATACCGTTCCAACTGCCGATCAGGAAGTTTAAGCCCTGTTCGGTATTGCTCATGCGGATCATTTCCTTTTTGTAAGCCTCGCCCAGCCAGTTTAATACCCGCGGATGCATCATCATCCGGGTGTTGCCCGGTTTGGCCTGCACCTGTAAAAGCGCTTCGTTAATCTGTCGGATCGTCGGCAGATTGCTTTCTGAAATGTTGACGATTGTCGCACAGGTCTTGGGATTCATCAGCTGCATACCAAAGTAGCCTTTAACCTGCGTTAAATAACCGGCAACGCCGTTTTCGTCGTGACAGAGCTGACCGCCGTAAAGCGGCTGCACATCAAGCATAGCCCCCTGCTTAAAACCTTCAGGCGAATAAAGCCCGCAGCATTCATATGGAACTTGACGAACAATCACGATCGAATATAAATCGGCACTTCCCCCTGCTGTCTGAGCATTTCCGTTGTCAATCGCATACTGCCGGTAGTTCCTGTAAATAATGTGTTTTTCCGTCTGCATGCCGGCTTCTGCCAAAATGCCCGGCATCTGTTTGGCAAGATATTTTGCCAGTCCGCCGAAAGCCACCGCCTTATCCTGCTGTACAAAAATCTCGCCGCCCATAATATCGAGATCAACTTGTTCCAGTTTGGAACCGGTTGACATTTTTGGCAGAGGCGAATTCAGTTTCACAAAACCGGCGCCGTTGATTTCGGTTTTTTTCTCCGCTACGTTCCACAACGGATGGGAAGACTGCTCAAATTTGATGCCTGCCAAAATTGGCGTTTCTTCCAACAGATAATTAATCTGATGCGGTTGTTTTTTCGCATATTCGACCGACAGCTCCTGTAAAGTTGCCGGCCTGTCAATATTAGCCATTTCTCATTCCTTTCGCTTTTTCAAAAATTTCGGTTAAAAAGTCAACGGTCGACATTTCTTCCGTTTTCGTAGCCATACTGCCGCTCAGGCCTTTGGCCGTGTCTTCGCTCAAAGCATTTCCGAGCTTTAAGCAAAGATCCATAAAGTTCCCGGTGCCGAGAGCCGCCTCCATTGCACCGACCGCCTCTTCACCAAGACCAAGAGCCGCCGCGCCCCGGCGCGCCAGTTCCTGATTTTTTGCCAGTCCGTCACCCTGTGCCTGCTGCCAGGCTTCCATCTCGGCTTTGGACCGTTCATCCCACACTTTGGCCTGTTCTTCCTGCATCTCACTCCAGGCCTTGACCAAACCGGCCGCAGCCTTCTGGCTCAGCCCGTTATCAAAAAAAGCCTTTTGCATGGTGGCTGCAAAAGGCTTGTCCGCTTCGCGGAAACTAATTTCATATTTGTCCGGCGCTTCCGGACGGCCCAAACGACTGTAAAGTTCATTCCATTCTTCCGTTTTATCTTCGGCCGGAATATAAAACTTGTCAGCCGGCGCTGCGTTCTCCGCCCCGGTCAAATCCGCTGCCGGTTCGGCATTAACGTTTTCCGCCGCCGGCTCATTCGACGGCGTATCAATATCTTCGCTCATAATTAATTCTCCTTCAAATCAGGGTTAAATCGTTAAACAAATCGTCTTCGCGTTTGGCCTCGCTCATAGCCGCCAGATTGAACACCTCGGTTTCATCCACCGCCAGCCTCGAGATCAGCAAATCGTAAACCCGGCGGCTGCCGGCTATATACGCCACCGCCGCCGCATCGAAACGCCCGTCAGCGGAAAAAAGCAATGATCGTCCGTCTTGGTCCACCTGCCGCCCTTTAGCGCCCACTTCATTCCTCAGCCATTCGAGAACGATTTTGGCATCCTCTTTCAATTTGCCGTCCGGCTCAAAAAAAAGGCGCTTCAGCGCCCGCACCTGCTTATACTTTGTCCACAAATTAATCATGCGCCCGCCTCCTTCAAATTCTTCATCGACTGCGACAACACCGGCGCCGCCTGCAACAGCTGCTCGGCCTGTTGTTGCTGCGCTCTTGCCTCACCCAGCGCCTGTATCTGCTCAGGCGTCCGCAAGATCCGACTCGGCACGCCTTTGTAGTTGGCAATAATGGTCAAAGCCTCGCCCATATCGATACGGTCAAGTACCGTCGGATCAACCTGCGCAAGCGACATTGCGCTCTCCAAAGTTTCAAACACGCCTTTAATCTCGCCCGCCTGCTGCATATGTACCAGCGGGCTTTCAAACTCAATCTGCAAACTGCCGTCCTCCATCAGTTCGTCCGGCACGTCATCCAAAAGCCCATACTCACGGATAATGTCAATCTCCCGTTCACAGTTGCCGACCATCCATTCGGAATTGATCCTCTCGCCCATCGGCGCCAACAGCATTGCCTTTTCCTGTTCGCGCAAACGTGCTTCCTCAGCCGTCATCTCCTTGTTTTGCGCCAAAGATAGAAATAACGGCTGCAAAAAGGCGTTGTGGATTGCCTCCCGCACCTGATTTTGCAACTCAAGCGTAATCGACAGATTGTTGCCGTACTGCATCGGTGCCAAGAGCGGCTGTCCCCGTTCGTTCAAACCGCCGGGAATCAACGCGCCGGCAGCACCGGCTCTGGCGGCGTTGGCAATGTTGGCGGCGGATAAGATCGGCGGATTGCCCTGCAACTGCCCGGTCCGCAACACCGTTTTGCTCATTTCATTGATGGTCAGAATATCGAAAAAGGCCTGCAATGCCGGACTGTCGCCATAAGCCGACCCGGGAATCCCCAGATAATGCGGCACCATATACGGCTGCGTGCGGTAACCGTTTTCATAAATTAACTTTCCGCCCTCGTCATCCAGATCAATATGATACGAGACGAACGGCATTCCCGAATAATCCTGCCGCAAAGGCTTCCGATCCTCCCGCGGCTCTACCACATGCAACAGCCGGATATTGCTATCCGGCTGTTTTTCAAATCGCTCTTTCATCTTTGCCGTCGCCCGGCTGCCAAATTCCTTAATCGCCCGCCTCAGCGACATTTCATATTCCCGGTACACCGTGTCCACACGATTAGAACGGTTAACGTCACAATAGACTTCGGCCATTAAAATTGTCCGGTAAGAAATGCCGCGGCCGACATTGTCTTCAACCAGCCACGGCGACTGCCCGTACAGTCCCAGCTGTGTCAGCATCATATCCGCTTCGCTCGAAAAGCTGGATCCGGCCGCATAACGGAATTTGAAAAGAAGATTATTAACATATTCCAGGAAACGCTGCACTCCATCGTTGTCATCCAGCCCCGGCCGGCTGGCCTTAATCCGGTGATAGCGCTGATTGCTCGGCACCAGAATTGACTTTAACGCCGCGGCCAAACGGGTCAGATCGGAACGGGCTGTCGTATCAAACACCTTTTGGATAAACCGCCCCTTGTCGTCTTTGATGTAAATTCTGGAGTTAATTGAACAGAGTTCGGCCGCCTTGTCCCAGTACGGCTCCCAGAATTTCCGTTTGTCTTTCAGCGCCGACAGCCGTTTCAAGGCATATTTCACCCGTTCTTCCGTCATACTTTCAAGCTCCAAGCGTGGTTTTGGTCGTATTGATACCGCCGGTCGTCGTCTGCCCCGACAAAAACTGACTGGCCGCACCCTGACGACGTCTCCGGCGGCGTTCCTCTTCCTGCGTTTTGGCAGAATTGTCGATCACCTCGGGTTTTACTTCCTCAACCACCGTCGGCGCCACCTTCGGGCTGCCACCAATAAGCGAACTCATCTTTTTCTCCTGAATTTTGAAAATCAAATATAAATGTTGCTATCCACAAAACCGCCGCTTCCGGTTTCAACATAGACGTTGCCGTCCACAAACTCAGCCTGCGCCGTTTGTAGCGAAGACGGATAAAAGGCCTCGGCAAACGTCAGCGCCAGCGCGTCGCCCAAATCCGGCGAAAACCCCAGCCGCTTTTTTATTTCTCTCTTGTCCTCCAAAAGCAGCCGCCCGCGATTGTCAAACTGCTTGTTAACCGCCGTCAGATCCTCCAGAATCCCCGGCATATCGGTGAGAGAAACGCCGCTTTCGGTTTTCAGCCAGTCGTTCAAACGCCCCCACATTTCCGCCCGCCGGTTGGCATAACGGTCATCGTCCTGCGCTTTGGATCCGAAGTTCACTTCTCGCACCACCTCCCGGTAACCGCGGTCATACAGCAAATCAATCACCCCGGCGCCGTTCTGCCCGGCGTCGACATTCACCCGCACCGGCTTTTCATCCCGAATAATCCGCACAATCAGGTTGGCCACCGCCACCGTGTCCAGATGTTTATACGTCTGCATCCGGTAGGCCTGCCGCCCGCGCCGCCGGCAAATTGCCGTCCGGTCGTCGCCAAACCGCGCCACATCAACCCCGACGATCAGCGGCAGCGTGTCGTTGGCGTTGTCAATCTTAAACGCCAGCGCCCGGTGAACATCGGCGCTTGAAATCAGCTTCAGCGTTCCCTGCGGCAGCGGATCGCCTTCCCAGATATGCAAATAACCGTCAAAATCCTCGCGCCTGCACTTTTCCGCCTGATTTTTCAACTCATCCGGGCAAAAAGGATTGTCATAATAATTCACTTTACGCACCAGCGTCCGTTCATCCGGGTTGGCGGCCAGAGCCACCCACAAAGCGTCCGTTTCTTCCTCCCGGTTCATCGAAATCCAAATTTCCGATCCGTCTTTGCGGATGGTCGGGTCCAAAATCTCCCAGCTTTTGCGGGTGATCGTCTGTCCTTCCTCAATCCAGCAATAGTCAACACCTTCAAGCGATTTGATATTCTGGCTGTTCTGGTCGCGCAGCCCTTTGAAAATAAACCGGCTGCCGGTTTTAGCATTGTCGATCCGGTCTTCGTAAAATCGATAGCCGGGCAACCCGTACAAAGTTATCCGCTCGCACAAAAGCTTGTAAACAGAATCCTTGATCGAATCCTGAATCTCGCGCAAACAGGCGACAAATATCTTTTTTTGCGCGCCCAGAAGCGCCAGACTGTCGGCAAAAGCATAGGATTTGCCGCCGCCGCGGCCACCGTAATAAAACTTATAACGCCATTTCTCGGTCAAAAGCGGCGCAAAAGCCTTAGGAATTTGCATCTTTACCGTCGTTTCCGCTTTCACCAAAGCCATCCTCCCGGTTATTGACGCCGCCGGCCTGATTTACAAACTGAACCGTCACCCCGCCGACTTCGCCGCTCAGATTAATATCTTTGTCATCACTCCAATTGCTGGTTTTCCAATTCTTCATATTTTTCAAAATAAACTCAGCCTTATTTCCCGGTTTTCCTTCAGCAGCCTGCCGCACCCAAAACTCTTCAACAATCGCCTCATACTGATTGACAAGGTTTTCAAACCCCCTTTTTTTTCCATACGCATAAAAAGTAGTTTTTCGGATCCCGCAAAAAACACAAAAAGCCTCCAATGTCGTCGGTGCCGGTATGTTAACTCGCAAAACTTCGTTCTTCCCCGGAACCTCTACAATTCGGTTAAGACTATATTCAAGAAAATCATAGATCTTTTCTGCCAATTCCTCGGGGGTCTTAAATTTAGACGGACGCCCGCCAAGCGGATAGTTTTTCTTAATTTCCTCTTTTGTCAGCATCTTTCATCCTCAAAACACCCTGTCAAAGCCCCATATTTAATCCCTCGCAAGCCCTTATTTTTCAAGGCCTTGCGCTTATATTTTTCTCACGCGCGCGTATTTTCGAGTAAGAAAACTACCCCACGTTGACGTTTCTACGCAAAAACCCCGGAAAGCTTAAGCCCTCCGGGGTTTCCAACAATTTTTTAAGCGAGAAATATCTGAACAAACCGTTTCGTTTCCAAAAAAACAAAAGCTCCGGTAAGGATTTGCACCTTACATAACAGTCCACTCCCCTCCTCAATCGAGCCTTGACAAATCAGCTATTTCACTGTGTCATTGTCAGGTGGTATCGAACCACTAGAACCGCCTTATCTGCTGTTAGCGTCTACCTATTCCGCCACGGAAGCAAAGTCTAATAACAAGCTCTCGCTTTTTTAACTTTTAGTCTTCGTTTTTTAAGAAACAATCTGAACCCATTTGTTCATCATATAAAAATTATAGCGCAAAACTGCAAAAAATGTCCAACACAAAAATGTTTAAACATGTTTAAACATTTGCTGTGGATAACTTTTTTACAAAAAAGTATTGACATGTTACCAAAAGTAACATATAATGAATTTATAAAAGGAAGCCAAAGGGGCAGGCCTTAAAATTCTAAAGGAGAATTAACATGAGATACACTTTCGATCAGATCAAAAAAGCAGCAGAAAAAGACAATTATAATAAAACAGACTGCAGCAGTCCTGCCGACATATATATCACACGCCACATAAACAACTGCGTCCGCGCCGGCGATAAAAAAGCAGCAATAGCATATTTAGAAAAAGAAGGTTTATTAAAAAAATGACCAAAAAAGGATACCTCACCGCCGCGGAATATCGCACCATCCGCCAGACGCTCGGCTTCAGTCAGGCTGAAGCCGCCGCATTTCACCGCGTACGAAGCGTCATCACCATCAAACGCTGGGAAAGCGGCAAAAGCTTTGTCTCAGAACTTGCCTGTAACAAAATCACGGCCCTGTTTGAGCAAATCAATCAGGTTGTCAAAGAAGGTGTTGAAAAAATATTTTCCGCGGCAAAGGATACGCAGATTGTCCTGATTGTCTACCCGGAGGGCTGCCGCGACCTGATTCCGGGACTTGGCGACTTGCCGCTTTCCGTGCACACAGCCATGGTTCGGCGAACATACATCGCCGCCCGTGAGCTCGGACGCAAAGTCGGGCTGGTAAATTTTAACCCGCAATCATATTTTTCTTTTCTCGCCGCCAACAACCTCAAAGACGGGCACGATAGCCGTTCGGCTTGGGCGTGTTTTGAATACGACCACGAAAAAGAAGCCGGGGATTAACCCCGGTTTTTCACAAATTCGGAAACACCGTCCAAAGCCCATGGTCTTTGGCGTTCATCAACACTTTCAGCATGCCGCGCTGGTAGTCGGCGGACAGCGTCGTCCTTGAGGTCCCGTCAATTTTGAACTCCGCGTCCAAAACATGCATCAACGTCTTAAAGCCCATGCCTCCCGCACGGAAAAACACCACCAGCTTTTCCCGCCGCGACAGTCCGCCAAACCAGTTGTCCATCACCGTTCTCGCATCGTCACAGTCACGGTTGTCAGCGGCAATCATATCATCGGCATCACTTGCCCACAGGTGCGACGGAATCATCAGCCCCAACGCGCAGACAAACCCGCTCGGTCCCGGACGGCTCTCCAGCCGGTGAATCTCCACCGCCCTCTCCAGTTTCCTTTTGCAAAGCTCCATTTCCGTCATTTATGCCTCCGCAATTCTGATACAACAGTTTTTATAATCCGGGACTTTCTTAAAAGTCCGCCGACGCCGACTGTTTTTTCTCCGATCGGAATAATCCCGAGGAGTAACGCCGGCGTCAAGACAGACAAGCGCCGCCAGTTCTTTGATCCGCGGCAGTGCTTCACGGGTTGCTCGAATAACCGTTGCCGGGTTGCGTCCGAAACCGCACCCGATTTTCACCGTCGAAAACCCGGCCATCCGCAAAGCACAATAAAACACAATTCTGGCGGTGACGGCCTCAAACTTCCGGCTTCTCCCGCAAATAACCTCATCCGGCACCCCGGTCTTAAAGACAACCTGTTCAAGCAAATTGTTCCATAAAAAAACCTTAGCTTCCGTCATCTGCTCCTCCTTGTTTCAACCGCGCCCGCCGCAACAGCTCTGCCGACAGGCTCTCCGTCCGTCCCTGATTTTCGGCAAACCTGAAAATCAGCCTTCGGATCCACCATTTCTCAACCGAACGGCCCGTTTTCCACGCCTTCAGCTTGTCCTCAACCCCGCGGATCAGAAAATCATCCAAGAAATTCAAATCCGCAATCTTCGGGTCCAGAAAATCAAGCCGGAAATCCGGCAAAATCACCACTTCATCGCCAGCCGGCCAGCGCTTTGGCGGTTGGTCTTTGTCCCATCCGCCGCCGCGCACATGAACACTTGCCGAGCTTTCTCCTTCCCCCGCGCCGGGGGAAGGCCGGGTTGGGGGCCGCTTATTGCCGCCTTCAGGCGGAACATTGCCGGTTTCCGGCATCTCCCTGCCCTCCGCCGGCAGTCCGAAGGCCTGCGCTTCCCATTGCCCTTTGCCCATTGCCGCCAAAGCGTCCGGCTTTGGCTTCCCGGCGCTCTCCGCCGCCGGATCCGCATCAGGCGGATCCGGCTTATTGCCGGCGTCCAAACGCCGGTTACTGCCCTCCGCCGGCACGGCGGCAGGGTTATTGCCCGTCAGGCCGTCTGACGGGTGATTGTCCGGCGGATTATCCACAACCGGCCTGTGGATAACCTGTTTTCCCCCATACCCCCTTTCCTCAATAACAACCGAGTGTTTAACGAGGTTGTTATGTAAACCAATAATCCTGTCACCCGCGGGTAGATTTTCCGCTATCCCTTGCTCTGTATGGTTTAGAGGGCTTTCGTCAGTCAAAGCTTTTGGACTGACGAAAGACAAATTCTGTTCTTCGTCAGCCTCTTTTTCAGATGTTTCTTCAAACTTGTCCACAGCCGCGGCGGCATATTTCTGTCGGCGGCGCTGGTTAATCTCCTCTTTGTTTTCGCTATAGTACCGCCGGTCGCGTTCCCGCTTCTCCTGCCGGCTCCGCCGAACGGCTACCGCCTTTTCGCTTTTCTCGCGCTGGCGTTCCACAAAATAAAAATATTTCTCATTACTGGCCTTTAACCGCTTTTTAACACCATTCCAGGCCACCCGCGCAGCAACAGACATCTCGGGCAGTTCAAACCCCTCGTCTGTCTCCCACTCGTCCCAATACCGGCAATAATCCCGCACCGCCGTCATTACCTCAGCCATAACGGACAGCGGGATATCCTCCAACATATCCATAATGTCCATTAAAGGGATACAATGTTCTGTCCTGACATATCCGTCCATTTTACGGAATCTCCACATTTGATGTGGGGTCTGAGGGAATTTCTGCCATGCCCAGTGAATTATATTCCGTGATGGTTTTGTAAACCATTTTGAACGCCACTTTTGCCACCGGCGACAAATCAGAAATGTCAAACCCTTCACCGGTTTGATGGATTTCCCAGTATCTGGCATAATCATCGATTGCCCAAACAACCTCAAGAATAATCTCCGCCGGAAACTCTCCTTGCAGAGCCTCCCGCACAACTCTCGGTACCATGAACGCATCTCTGATCAATTCCGCCATTGTTTTATGCCTTTTTTAAAGACTACGATTCGACCATATATTCAAACATTGAAATTTGTTTCCGGGCTTCTTCCAAACGCTTAATACTGGCAGCCCAATAATCCGGATCTTTCTCTATACATATAAAACGCCGTCCTAACTTATGCGCCGCAACGGCGGTGGTACCGCTACCAGAGAACGGATCCACAATCAAATCACCGGGGTTTGTGTAGGTAAGTATAAAATATTCCATTAAAGCCAACGGCTTTTGGGTCGGATGGAATTGCCCTTTCTCCCGGTTGATAAAGTCTAAAATGTCTGTTGGATATCTGACCGTTGAATCGTAGAACGTGTTTCTCTTCTCTTTGCCATAAACAAAATCACCAACATTCTCTTTTAAATATATTGTTCTTGCCACTCTGCGTTTGTTATTATGGGTTATTTGAGGATTATATATTGGCTGCTTTTTATAAAAAACACATACATCTTCATAACTTTTCAAGGGTTGTTTTCTGACATTTAAGTGGCCTGTAGGAAGAGCCTTATGATATTTCCAATCGTACTTATACTCGGCAACATTCGATAATCTTAATCTACTGGAAAAAGGTTCTTTGCCAAAAATTACAACAGGGCAACTATCCTTCCTCACATGATTAAAATGCTTCCACATCGCTTCAAAAGGCATGGAAATATCCCATTTGCAATTTGTCATCCCATACGGCGGATCAGTTAAAACCAGATCAACGCATTTGTCCGGCAATTTTCTTAAAACATCCAGACAATCGGCATTGATAATCCTGTTTTCGTATTGCTCTAAAATTTTCATAATTTCTCCCTTAAAAAATTGTCCGGCTTGCCTGATTTTCACTCTCAATATGCGGCCTCTAAAAACCGTTTCCCCTCGAGTTTGCGCCATCGTTCGGATCAGGCATCACGACAGACGGCCGGCCGCCTGCTAGGAAATAGGGGAAATATTATTATTTTTTTTCTATGATAACTTCCGAATCCTCACGGCAAGGCATTATTGCAACTCTGACATGGAAATCCTGACTCTGTATAAAACCAAGCAACGCACCATCAGCACCCTGAAGTCCAAACGTCGGTGCTGCCCTTACACCCAATTTTGCCAACGCCGAAGCCACCTTTGAAGTTAATGCTAAATTAAAACTTAACCGATCAGTTTTTTGTTGCGCACAAACCAAAACCTTTTGATAGTCAACCACCTTATCCGTATTTTGAAAATCCAAACGTAACGGTGTATCATTAAACAATTCCATTATGATCCGATTATCCGCGGTCAATTCAATAACCGAACTATATAAAGCTTCGTTGTCATTTTTTTTCCATTTAATAATCCCCTTCAAATCATCAGGAATATGAATAATGCAATCATCTCCTTCGTAGAATTCAGGTTCAGTTTCCACTACCTCAATTAAAATGACCCCATTTGAAGCCCAAAACACAGGCCCATATCCTTTTTTACATTCAATAAAAACGGTATTGAGTTCTCTGTCTTTATCCCCTGTTATACAAAAAAGACATTTCAATATACGGTTATCGACTTTGATTTTATTCATCAACTTCCCCTTTCTTTAACAAAAAAATATTTATATTCAGGCCTATGGCAACCGCACCCAGCATCACTCACCACCATTTTCAAACAAAATCATTGCAACAAGGATCATCCAAAACATGTTGCTTAAAAAAGAAAACCACATCCACCGGTTTGCCCGACGAATACCGGAGTACAACGCCCGCCGCCAATATTTCAAAGCCTGGCACCAGCCGTCGGTTGCCATCTCACAACTGTTCTTTAATAAAACAACAAGCGTTTTTTCTCTTTCCAATTGTTCCCAAAGCTCCTTTAATTGCTGCTTTAATTCCGATTTTTTATTTTTCTTCCTGCTCATTTTCTTTAACCCTTGAAAAAATTATAAAAACAAAAATGACGGCGGCACTGCCGCTGTCATGCCGTTAATCATCGCCATCGCCGCCATCTTCAAAACAAAAGTCATCGGCAGTTACCATTCCTCCGGTAATATTGATAATTTTTCGCATGTTTTTTCTGGTCGGCATTCCCCGACCATTGATGTAATAGCTTATAATGCCTTGCGTAACGCCTATCTTTTTTGCAAAATCGGCTTGCGACATTTTCTTTTCCTTCAAATATTCGCATAGTTTCATTTATTTTTACCTCCTTTTCTTAATATAAAAAATTTTGATACAAAATCAAGTAAAAAAATAAAAATTATTTATATTATTTTTATTTGCTTTTTATTAATTTTTTTAATAAAATAAAGATATGAAAAACAGAGTAAGAGAAATGCGCCTGGAGAAAGGCCTGTCACAGAAAGAACTGGCAAACCGCTTAGGCTATGTCCAGCCTACGATTGCGGCTATTGAACGGGGACAAACCGCTCTCAATATAAAACAGATGGCCGAAATATCCAAAGCACTTGACTGTGAACCTTATGAACTGCTGCCGCTTGAGTGGCAACCGCAACCGTTGACAGAAGAGGAAAAGCAATTGCTTGCTCTTTTTCGTAAAAAAACTGGCAATAACGAATAACCGAACGTTCTTCACTATATTATTGCTTCCATAAAATCCTAATTAACTAAAATCAGGAAAGGAAGCAATATGACTGATGCTGATAAAAAAATTTTAGTAGAAATAGTTAAACAAACCATTTTTGAAATCTTTGACGAAGAGACTATCGCACAAATAGATCTCTGCCTTCGTCGCATAATTGCCGATGAATTGGATAAGCGGCGAGAAAACAAATAGTTTGTTAAAAAAAATACTGCGAAAAAGCAGTATTTTTTTTGCGCTATAAAAAAATTTTTTATATTTTTTCTCCTTGAAAAATAAATTTATAGATTTTTTTGATATTTTCTCTTGACTAGATATAAAAATTTTTGATATCCTGTTTTCAGGAGGTAGAATCATGAAAAAATATATTAGCAATGAAATTCTAAACCATTTCGACGCAACGTACCAAAAACCGGAACCGTCACTTTCGGCGGCGGATATTACCGCGGCAGCCGTTCTCGGTATCGTCCTGGCTGTGGTTTTTCTGGGGAGTCTGTTATGAACTGGCTGCCCTACCCTGATTTTAAGCCGCTTAAAACCGATCGTTATACCGATTTTGCGGTGCTCTATCCCAACGCCAACTACAACGGCCGTGAAGGCTGTCCGCGATATATCCCGGATATTATGAACTGGGACGGAGAAAAGTTCTTTTTTCTAAACGAAAAACATCGGCCCCGCTACTGGTGCCGGCTGCCGAAAATTCCCGGATCAGGAGAAGAATAATGGAAAAGCCTCAAAAAACGGCAAATAAAAAACTCTGTTCAACCTGCGGCGAAATGCTGCCGTTCTCGGCCTTCAACCGCGACCGGAAAGCCAAAGACGGGTTGACGCACAATTGCCGCGAGTGCCGCAAAATCGCCGCCCGCGAGTATCGTAAAAGCTTAAAATGAAAGTAAGGCATTAGCTCAATTATCTTGAGGTACAACACTCTGAAATTATGCAAGGTGCAGATCCTTGCCCCTCCACAAAATTTGAAAGGAAAAAAATAAATGGACATAAAATTGAAAAACTTAAAACAAGAATACATGGGACGCTGCAATATTATTCCTTGCTGCGATCTTCCAAAAATAGAAGGAAGTTTTAACGACCTTAAAGATGATATTATCGACAGTTTTGTTAACCAAAACATAATAAGTGACTGGACACTAAAAGACGGAGTTCTAGAAAAATACAATAACAATGAAGAATTTGACAATGATGATGAACGGGAAGAAGAATTTTGGAACGAAGTTGTTTGCCGTTGTCTGAATAAAGGCTATTTAGTGATTTATGAACTTCCTGTACCAAACGGAATACACAAAAATAATGAAAAAATAGAATATTTCTCTTATTCATGGGGTTATTTCCAAACTCATTTTATCCACATAACCGACCTTGCACAACTAACATCAGTATTATCTAACTTGGATGATCTGATCATCGAAGAAAAATATAAAGAAGAACAACAGAAAAAAGAAAAGTAATACAACATTACCCCGGGGCGGTTACCCGCCCCGACGATAAAGGAAGACAATGAAAATACTCAATTTATATGCCGGCATAGGCGGAAATCGCAAATTGTGGGGAAACGATCATGAAATAACCGCCGTAGAGCTACGTCTGGAGATAGCTACAATTTATCAGGACTTTTTCCCAAACGACCACGTGGTCGTCGGAGACGCGCATCAGTATCTACTGGATCATTACCGGGAGTTTGACTTCATCTGGAGTTCGCCGCCCTGTCAAACACATAGCAGAATCAGAGCTTGCGGTGTTTTGAACAAGCAGATTCCGGCGGCTTATCCGGACATGAAACTTTGGCAGGAAATTATCTTCTTATCAAAATTTTCATGTTGCGATTGGGTTATTGAGAATGTCTTTCCGTATTACAGACCTTTTCTCCAACCGGCATTTTCAATCCAACGTCGCAATTTTTGGAGCAACAAATTCATGCTTGCCCCAAAGTTTGAACGGGATCAGCTAAAAAAATTATCAGCTTCAAAATTGATGAAAAAATATGGGTTCGACCTTACCGGATATTCGCTGAAGGGATTAGAGAAAAGACAAATTTTGCGCAATTGCGTCAACCCGGAACTGGGCCTTTATGTATTCAATCAAATAACAGGAGCAAACAAATGACAAAAACCCCCGAAGAACTGACGAAGGAGTGGAAAGCGGGAAAGCTGGAGGACGGATTGTATTATATCCTTCTTGAAAATGGAAAAACGCCCATATCCGAACTTGAGACTTGGTATAGAACAAACATTGAGGAATCAAAAGAATATTACGAAACAGCGCAAGCTTTTTATGGATACTCGGATAATATGATTAGTGAAGTCCTCGCTCCCATCCCCACCTATGACGAATACAAGGCTATGCAGGCCCATCTTTCTTACCATGAAAAATGTATTTCGATTTACGAACAAAAAGAGAAGCAGCATACAAACGACAGTATAGAATACAATAAACTCGAAAAAGAAAACAACAATTTGCGCGATCTGTTGAGAGAGTGCAAACCTTATCTTTCTTACAAGATTAATAAAGATAAGCATGTAGGATTCACTCCTACCGCTGCCAACCTCTTAACCCGTATCAACGCCGCTATAGGCGAAAGTGAGGAGTAAATGGTTTACGCTAGGCTGCATTTAATTTGTGGTAACTGCGGAAACTCTGACCCAGATGAATTTTCCGCAAAATACAACAAAGGGGACAACTTAACACCTGCAACAATATATATCACCTGTGCAAATTGTGGAACACTTCACGATTTAGCAGATAATGCAGAGATTAAACCTCTGGATAACGAAAGTGAGGACTGATGTATGTATTAATCCATTCTATGTTTTACGCAATTATTTTTTTCGGAATAGCTATTTCTATCTGGAAGGAAGGTTCGTGGGATAAAAAAGCTTTCTTGTATGATCCTACTGCAAGATTCTTAATGCCGATATGCTTTGTGATGGGGACATTTTGTTTGTGCGGCATGTATATCGGCTATGATTGCGTGAGAAATGCTTGCGACATACACAAAGCAGAAATTAAAAGAGAAAGTTTAACAATAATGAGGGGCAATAATGAATAAATACGAGCCGCCCTATTCTGCCGAGATCCGGGCTAAACATTGTGAGCCGGACGACGAGATAGACTTCGGCGAACGATATTGCACCATCTGCGGTTGCGTTTTGAACTTTGATGAAGAAGACATTTGCAACGATTGCCTGTTTGAGAGCAGCCGCCCGCTCACAGGTGAGGAAATCAAAATTTTGGAAGGACAAGAAAAATGACAAACATAATCACCGGCTACGTTGTTTGCCCCCTATTACCACTCACCCGAAACGCTTTCATTGTCTATCCGACAGAAGAGGAAGCACAGATGTGGGGGGTACCGCAAAAAGTCTGCGTCGCTATAGCAAAAGAATTGTCTCCCCATTTCCGTCTTGTTGGATTTTGGAAAACTGACAAAAGAAACGGCGTTATTGTCGAAACCGACGACGGAAAACAACGGCTGTTATCTCACGAACAATATAACGATTTGATGAAAGCCAGAAAATCGAAAGGAAAGAAAAATGAAACCGCTTAAACTTGTCTTGACCGACCATTGGTTTGAAGAAATTAAATCCGGGCGGAAAACTCACGAATACAGAAATTTCACCCCTTATTGGGAAAACAGATTGCAGATTCTAATTGTTGGGATGATTGTTTCTATAACGGCCGCATAAAAGTTAGCGCTTATTTGCAAACCGCCGGCTATAAAACTGCCCAGCAAGCATTAAAGGAGATTGAGAAATGCGTAAAAAATATGGATTAACACGGCACGAGCAAAAATTATTAAGTAAAGCTCAATACTACCAAAACAAAGCCTCTGAAATGCACAGAAAATTTTCCGATAGTCTACAAAATAGGTTTTACAATTCAACCACAATCAGCGAGTTTGAAGAGTGGGATTTATGGACGTTGAACGAAAACGGGGATTGTTCAGGAACTGAACAGGAAGCACTGTTTTGGCGAAAAGTAAAAGAGGAGGAGGAAGACTAATGTCATATTTAGAAGAACTTCTGCCCGAGTTCAAAAAAGGGGCTAAGATTAGAAGAAAGGATTGGAGAGACGGAAAGTATATTAAACTATCTGGAGTTTACGCAAAAGATGAATATGGCGATGTTTATTTTATTGAGCCTAACGAAATAACAGCGGATGATTGGGAACTCTACGAAGAGCCTATGGGGCGCGAAATAACGAAAAAGCGGCGGCTGAAACTGGCGGAAATGGAAGAGAAAAACAAAATATGGGATGAACTTGCAAAGCCTGAAGATTTTGACGCTCTTGGCATTTTTTTTTGATGAGCACGATTTTTCCGTTGCCGACTTGCTGGCTATCATCTGCGCCCGGCTAAGCGAATTTCCGGAAAAAGTATTTACCACCGAATTTATGGTCAACGACCACGAGTTCGGCATAAAGATAAGGAGAAAATAATGATAAAAAGAAATCTTGACGGCTGCTACTTCCGCGTCCGACGAGGGGACAAATACGAAGACCTGTGCTTCACCGACCTCACCCGCGACGAGCAGGAAGAGCTTTTGAAAGACAAATCCGCGGAGTTCATTGTCGGGCTTACTTTACATCTGGCAAAAATCATCCGCCAAATCGGGGACGAATTCGATTTAATCGGTAAATAATATAATATTTTTCATATTGCCGAAAGGTTAATAATATGTTAAAAAAGATTCTTAACAAAAAAGAAGCAATGGAATATCTGGGCATAAGCCGTTACGCTATAGATGTTGCTATAAAAAGCGACAGCTTACGTTATAAAACTGTCGGCCATCGCTTGATGTTCCCCGTCTGGGCATTGGATGAATGGTTAAAAAACACGATCAAGCATACCGATTGTATCTCAACAAGTTCGGGATCTATCAAGTCTACATCTCATTTGTCGACCCCAAAAGAGGAAGAATACAGCTTAGAGAAACTACTGGCTGCCGCCAACTGGCAAAAGCTGAACAATATGCCATTAACCGCATTCACCAAATCACGCAAGAAACGCAAGATGCAAACGGACTGCTCAGCATAACAATAGATGCAGCCTTTGGACGCTATTTTGTCGAGAAAGGAAGATACGCAACAAAGCCCATAGATATTGCCCGGCGATTGCAACATATAAAAGAGACATTAAATATTCAATACCTTCATGAACTAACCGGCGCCAAGATAAATGAATATATTCAAACACGAAGAGAAAACGTTAAAAATGGAACCATAAACAGAGAATTAGCGATATTATCTGCCGTTAGAAATTTGGCTGCCGATATATGGAACGTTCAAACTAATAAGGCCAATCCGCAAAAGTTTAAATTACCTATTCCGTCCCCTCAAATTAATTTTCTTAAAGACAAACAATGTGCGGACAGGATTATAGAAAAAGCCCCCGCACATTTAAAACCTATCATCTATACGGCACTTTACACCGGTCTTCGGCGTAACAATATCCTTAATCTTAAGTGGGCAAATATTGACTTCACAAACAATCAAATTACCGTAAAGATAAAAAATAAAAATATAGCCGGCGGAAAATCTTTAACAATTCCGATGATTGCGGAATTAAAAAACATACTGTCCAACCAACCCAAAATAAACGAGTTTGTTTTTAATTATAACGGCAAACCGATAAAAGATATAAAACACGCCTGGCAGTCCATATTTTATGACAAAAACGGAAAATCAACGGGAATTCCCTATATTCGTTTTCACGATTTGAGACATACTGCAATCACCTGGATTGTAAAAAAAACCGGGAATATTTTGCTTGCAAAAGAAATTGTCGGCCACTCAAGCGTAAAAGTTACGGAAATTTATGCCCATGTTATCGATGACGAAAAAAGGCAAGCACTCGAATCGACATTTTCAGACATATAAGACTTTACAAAAAGTTTACAACTTTGATAAAAACGACTCGCATTTTTTACAAAAAATCGACACTTTTCCCCATCCAATTTAAAGCCCCGAAAAAAAGAAAAAACCCCAGGGAATCCTAGGGTTTGAAACTGGTGCCAACTAAGTGATTCGAACACTCGACCCACGCATTACGAATGCGTTGCTCTACCAGCTGAGCTAAGTTGGCGTCAGGGCATAAGTTATAATAATATTTAATTAAATACAAGTCTTATTTTTACAAAGACTGCACAATTTTTATAAAATGATTGCCGCGCTCGATAAAATTCTTATAAAAACCGAAACTGGGACTGGTCGGCGAAAACAAA